TGTGGCTAAAAAATTAACACCGTCTGAAAAATATAAACAACTTAAAAAACATACTGAAAATGCTGGTATGAAAGTTGTAGAAAAAGATGGTAAAATTGTTGTTAGAAGAAAAAGGAAAAAATAATGGCTAAACTTTGTGCAAAAGGAAAAGCAGCTGCTAAAAGAAAATTTAAAGTATATCCATCTGCATATGCTAATATGTATGGATCAGCAGTGTGTTCTGGTAAAATAAAACCAGGTGGTAAAAAGAAAAAGAAAAAATAATGGCTCAAGGAGGATTACGTAAATGGGTACAGGAAAAATGGGTGGACATTGGGGCACCGAAGAAGAACGGAAAATATCAACCGTGCGGGAGATCCAAGGGAAGCAAGAGAAAGTATCCAAAATGCGTACCACTTGCAAAAGCCACACGGATGACAAGTTCGCAAAAGGCGAGTGCTGTCAGACGAAAAAGAGCTGCAGGTAATACGGGTCCTAAACCAACAAACGTTAAAACGTTTGCAAAAAAATCAAAAAGAAGTTAATAATAGACTTTATTATGGCAAGAAAACCTGATAAACAACCACCACGTTCTAAGAAATATTTCAGACCAACTAAATCTGGTGCTGGTATGACGAAGGCGGGTGTTGCAAGATACAGACGTGAAAACCCTGGATCTAAATTAAAAACAGCGGTCACTGGAAAAGTCAAACCAGGATCAAAAGCTGCTAATCGACGTAAATCATTTTGTGCTAGAAGTGCTGGCCAAATGAAAAAATTTCCTTCAGCTGCGAAAGATCCAAATTCAAGACTTAGACAGGCTCGCAGAAGATGGAAATGTTAAATGGCAGAACAACTCACTTACGAAGGTTTCGTAACTAAACTCAGAAAAAATTTAAGAACTTCATATCAGCAAATAGGTGATACTATGGTTGCTGGAGGGGTAAAAGATATGGAAAGTTATAGATATCTTTTAGGACAGGCACATGCCTATCAATTAATCGATCAGGAGATTTCAAACCTGCTAAATCCAAAGGAGGATAAAAAACATGAAACTGAAAGACCAGAAAACGTCGTCGACTTCGGAAAGCCCAAAGATTAAATTAGCGCTTGAAGAAAAGTACAACGAAGAAAATAAAAAAGCTGATGAAGCTGTTGATAAACATAATTCAATAAAAGATAAAGAGTCTAGTAAACTTCCACAACCAACTGGTTGGAGACTTTTAGTTTTACCTTTTAAAGCAAAAGCAAAAACTAAAGGTGGAATTTATTTAGCTGATGAGTCTATTGAAAGATCACAAGTTGCTTCAACTTGTGGACTCGTTCTATCCATGGGACCTCATTGTTATGATAAGGAAAAATTTCCTGAAGGGCCTTGGTGCAAGAAGGGGGATTGGGTAATCTTTGCGCGTTATGCGGGAAGCAGAATCCAAATAGAAGGCGGGGAGGTTAGACTTCTAAATGATGATGAAGTATTAGCCACAGTGGAAAACCCCGAAGATATTTTCCACCAATTTTAACATAGGAGGATACTATGCAAAACGCAGAAGAAAAAACAGTTGACATAGATACGTCTGGTCCAGGTGCCGAGGTTGAATTACCGGAAGAACAAACATCTGAATCAAACATAGAGGTATCAAATGACACAGCTGATAAAGACAGTGTTGAGTCCAATGACTCAACTGAGAAATCTGATGAGCAGTCTACTGTTCAAGCAGACACAACCACGGACCAAGGAACAGAAAAGAAAGCAGAAGAAACAGAAGATGAGAAGAAAAAAGAGTTAGAAGATTATTCTGAAGGAGTTAAGAGAAGAATAGCAAAGCTGACTAGAAAAATGCGTGAAGCAGAAAGAAGAGAACAAGCTGCTTTAGATTACGCAAAAAAAGTTCAAGCTGAGCAAGAATCTCTTAAATCTAGATTTACTAAATTAGATACAGGTTATGTATCTGAAATGGAAAATAGAATAAAATCTTCTATGGAAGCTGCTGCCGCTAAATTGGCAAGAGCAAGAGAAGATGGAGATTTGAAAGCTGAAATAGCTGCTCAAACTGAAATCTCAAAACTAGGTTATGAGGAAGCAAAACTTTCCGAAATTAAATCTAGACAAACTGAGCCAAAAGCTGAAGAAAAAGTTGTAAGACAACCTGAAATTCAAGCTCAAACTCAGGAACAACCGATCAATCCAGATCCAAAAGCTCAACAATGGGCTCAAAAAAACACCTGGTTTGGTCAAGATGAAGCCATGACTTATACCGCATTTAGCTTACATAAAAAGCTAGTTGAGGAAGAAGGTTATGACCCACAATCGGACGAGTATTATTCTGAAATTGATAAAAGAATAAAGCTTGAATTCCCGCATAAATTTGGTAGTGTAGATAGAAATACGACGAGTAAACCTACTCAAGTTGTAGCTTCGGCTAACAGAAGTAGTAAACCTGGTCGCAAATCTGTAAGACTCACACCGTCTCAGGTAGCAATTGCTAATAAATTAGGTGTGCCACTAGAGGAATATGCGAAACAATTAAATTTAATCACGAAGGAGTAAAAGCATATGAGTAATGAAAACGAAAACAGAGCTTCTCGTGCGAGTCAGACTAGAGAAAAAGAAGCTCGAAAAAAAGTCTGGACTCCACCGTCATCTTTAGATGCACCCCCGGCCCCTAATGGGTTTCGACATAGATGGGTGAGAATAGAATCTATGGGTTTCCAAGATACAAAAAATGTATCTGGAAGATTACGATCAGGTTACGAAATGGTTCGTGCTGATGAATACCCAGATTCAGATTACCCAGTCATTGGAGAAGGTAAATACGCGGGAGTGATCGGAGTTGGTGGCCTTGTGCTGACAAGGGTACCGGAAGAGATTGCGCAATCAAGAGCTCAATACTATGCAGAGCAAGGTAGAGAGCAAGATCAAGCAGTTGAAAACGATCTCATGAAGGAACAGCACCCAAGTATGCCGATCAATGTTGATCGACAGACACGTGTAACTTTTGGTGGTACTAAGAAATAGTTTATTAACAATTTCTAAACCAACAAAATAAATTAATATAATAGGAGTAAACTATGGCAAATAAAGACGCAGCCTTTGGTTTAAAACCAATAGGCAAAGTGGGTCAGAATGATGCTAACGGCGGTTTAACTGAATACGTTATTGCTAGTGCTACAACTTCAGCGATCTATTTCCAAGATCTAGTTAAAGTTGCTGCATCTGGTGGTATCGAAGTTGCTACATCAACAAGTAATGATTTAGCAGGTTCATTAAACGGTGTTTTCTACACTGATCCATCAAGTGGTAAGCCAACATGGAAGAACTATTATCCAGGAGCAATTACTGCTTCAGATATAGTTGGATTTGTGGCTGACGATCCTTATCAAAGGTTCGAAATACAAGCTGACTCTACAGTCGCTCAAGCAGATGTTTTCTTAAATGCAGACATCACTTACAGAGCTGGAGACAGTGCTAACAACGTATCAAGATCAGAACTTGCAAAAGGAACGATCGATACAACTACTGCACAATTAAGAATACTTGGCATTAGTAAAGACCCAGAAAACAATGACGCTGCAAGCGCTAATGTTAATGTGGTTGTTACTATTAACGAGCATTATCTTAAAGGTGCTACAGGCTTATAATAGGAGGATATAATTATGGCTATTTCAAGATCACAGCTAGTTAAAGAACTAGAGCCAGGATTGAATGCACTATTCGGCCTGGAGTACAAACAGTACGAAAACCAACACGAGCAAATCTATACGAAGGAAACTTCGGACAGAGCTTTTGAAGAAGAAGTTATGTTATCAGGTTTCGCTCAAGCACAAGTTAAACCTGAGGGTTCTGGTGTTACTTTTGACAATGCTCAAGAGACTTTCACTGCAAGATACACTCATGAAACTGTAGCTTTAGCGTTCTCAATCACTGAAGAAGCGATTGAAGATAACTTGTATGACAGATTGTCTTCAAGATATACAAAAGCGTTAGCTCGTTCAATGGCACAAACAAAACAAGTTAAAGCTGTTAATCCTT